ATTCAGCAGCTGTGCGCCTCGTCGCTCGTTGATTTCGTGAGGGCGCTCAGAGGCGCTCTGAGCGCCGTTGGCCGTCCTTCCTTCGGGATAGGGCGTCCGGCGGCTGTCGGCCGTTAGGCGGCGTCTGAGGGCGTCTGGAGAGAAGGAGTTGATCATGGTTTGGTTTTTGATGGGTTTGTCGCTGGTGTTGTCGTCGGCTGTTTCGTTTGCGTTGGGTGCTATCGCTGGGGTTGCGTCCACGCTCGGTAGTCAAGCGAGCGCTGTACGTCACCCGTTTGAGGAGGGTCTCTAATGGTTAGTCGAGAGGTTTTCGGTCTGGTTCTGTTGATCGGGAGCATTGTCGGGATGACGGTGAGTGCGGCTGCCGCATGGGGAGCTGCTCCAGCTGGCATCATTGCCAGTGCGGCTACCTTTGTGGTGGCGATCTTTGTCGGCGTGAGCGAGTAGGTCTCCTGTGAAGTTCTTCAACATTGAAACCAAGGCGGCTCCTGGGGAGCCGACGGGCCGCTCGAAGGCTCTTCCGTCGCGTCCGTCTGCGGGGATTCCGAAGCCGTACACGATGTATGCGAAGGGTTGGGACACGGACCGCGTGATGCGAGACGCCTACGATCGAGTGATCTGGGTGCATCGGGCGGTGTCCGCCATTGCTTCGCACGCTGCGGAGCTGCCGTTGATCCAGCGCCGAGACAACGAGGACCAGGGCGATGTCGTCGACACGGGCGATCCGCTGCTGTGGCTTCTGAACGTGCGGGCGAATTCGCACGAGAACGGTGCCCAGTTCCGGCATCGCTGCGTGGCGCAGGGCCTGATCTCGCGGGACGGTGTCTATATCGAGATCTTGCGTGACGCTAAGGGTCAGCCCGCCGCTTTGGAGATCTTTCCTGCCGGTCAGGTTGAGCCGGTGCGCAATGCTCGGAACGAGCTGACTGCGCTGGTGATGAAGGATTCGAACGGTGCGCCGATGAAGGTGAACGCCCGGTACCCGGACGGTTCGCTTCGGATCGCTTGGTTTCACGTTCCGCACCCGACCGACCCCTGGCTGTCGGACACGCCGTTTGAGTCCGCTGGCATCTCGATCGAGCTGGACTTCTTGTCGCGGTCGTTCAATCAGCACTTCCTTCAGAACGACGCCCGCCCCGGCGGTATCTTGAACGTCCAGGGCCATATGGATGAGGACGAGATTGAGGAGCTGCGTCGCCGTTTCGCAGGCGGCCCGCAGGCGGCCGGTCACACGACTGTGCTGTCGGCGGACGACGTGAAGTACCAGGACACTTCTTACTCTCCTAGGGACTCTCAGTACGTGGAGACTCGCCGAGACACGAAGGAAGACATCCTTCTGGCTCTCGGTGTTCCGGAGTCTGTGCTCGGTAACGCTTCCGGTCGCACGTTCGCTAACGCCGACGTGGAGCGGGAGGTCTTCTGGACTGAGACGATGCGCCCGATTCTGCGGGCCTGGGCTCGGTTCTGGGACAGTCTGACGCTCGGCGCTGAGGACGACAACCTGTTCGTCACGCACGACACTCGTGGTGTGGCTGAGCTTCGCCGCTCGAACGAGCAGCTTGAGTCTCGTCACCAGCTGGAGTTCCTGCGTGGCACGACCACGTTGAACGAGTACCGGTTGAAGCTGGGCCGGGAGCCCATCGATCACCCGCTCGCTCGCACGTTCTTCATTCAGCGAGGCTTCGTGATTCCGTCGAGCGCTGAGGATGCTGTCTGGCTTGAGGCGAACGGCTACCTCGGTTTGGATGCACAGACTGTTGATCCGGTGCTGGACGCCGAGAACGAGACGCCGACGAATGTGACGGCGTACCGCAGTGGGACGCCCTCCTAGAGCGCTGGGAGGACAACACGTTCGACGTGCTGATGCGGTACCTCGACCGGCAGAAGGCCGTGATCGTGGCCAGGCTGTCTGGGGCGAAGACTCGGAAGGCCGTGCTTGAGAAGGGCCGCCCGCTTGAGGTCAAGCAGGTGGTCGACGTTGCCCGTTGGCGACGTGAGCTTGAGGACGACCTGACTGGGGCGTTCCGGGCGATCTTCCTCGCTGTCGCTACTGACGTGATGGGCCGCCTCGGTGAGACTCTGGATCGTTCGGACTGGGCGATCACGGCGGAGGTGGCCGCCATGGTGCGTGTCGCTACCGAGACCGAGGGGTTCGAGCAGAGGATCGTGCGGCGCCTTGAGCGTGCCCGTGATTCGATTCGCCGCCAGGGCGACCTCGACCGTCTCGTGGACGAGTTGGCTGAGGAGTACGCCCTCGGTGCCGCCTCATTTGCTAGGGGTGTCGCTGGCTCTACGGCTGTGGGGGCGGTGAACGGCGCTACTCACGTCGCTGTGATGCAGGTCTCTGGTGGGCGTCCCGGGACGAAGACGTGGATGTCGGTCGGCGACCTCAAGGTGCGGCTGACTCATATCGAGGCCCACGGCCAGGAGGTCCCTGCGGGGCATACGTTCTACGTCGGCGGGGAACAGGCACGCTTTCCTGGCGATCCGGCGCTGCCGCCGGAGGAGCGGATCAATTGCCGTTGCACGGTGCGGTATGCCGTGCAGGAGCGGGAGCCGGACTTGACTGAGGCCGCTGGTGCGGGCTTGGCTAGGGTTCTGGGCTTGCGTTAGACTGCCGCAGGCTGTAGCCTGCAGCTAAGAGATCAGGACAACTGAAAGGAGACACAGATGGCCGCTTTGGCTGTTGTGGACATCGACGGCGTGATTGCCGACTTCGTGGGCGACTTCACGCTTTGGAACGACGAGAAGCACCCGTCGCTGACGAAATGGGATTTTCACCGTGAGTGGGGTTGGTCCGACGACACGTTCGTTGAGCTGTTCGCCGAGTACACCGAGACGGGGCGCTTGCGCTTCCTCGACACGATCGGCGATGCCGCCCGCATCGAGGCGTCGCTCGCTGCGCTGATGAACGCAGGGTTCGAGATCATGTTCCTGACGTCTCGCCCCAAGAACACTCAGGATGACACGGTCCACTGGCTGACCAGTAAGTTCCCGGTGCTGGCGAACGACCACGGCGCTTCACGGGCGTTCAAGCCCGGCGTGTCGATTCACTTCGCTCACGGGCCCAAGTCGCACTACGTGTTCACCATGCGAGGCTTTGACGGCGTCTACGTGATCGACGACTCGCCGATCGAGCTGGAGTCGTGGGTTGACGTGACGGAGGGCGACGAAGAGTTGTTCCTCATCTACCGCGTCGCCTGGGAGTACAACGCCCATCTCGATGGAGACGTCCTGACGGCGTTCACGTTCGAGGACTGGGCTCGTGAAGTGGTCGCCATCGACCAAGACCTGCAAGAGGAGGCACAAGAAATGAGCGAAGAGGACGAGTTCATCAACCGGCGAGACGAGGTGCTTCGCACGGCGAACACGCTCGTGAACGGCGATAGGAACAATCAGTATGGCTCTCCGAGCCAGGACTTCGCCCGCACGGCGGGGATGTGGACTGCGCTGTTCGGAGGCAAGCAGGCGCACGACGGCTCGACCGTTCCGTTCGATGCGCACGATGTGGCGCTGGCGATCGCTGCGGTGAAGATGTCACGCCTCACCTGGGACCCTCTGAAGATGGACTCGTGGGTGGATGCTGCGGGCTACTTCGCTTGCGGTGCGGACTGCGTAGATGAGCTTCTGGACGGAGACCTTCGATGATGACCGCCGACGATCGTGAACTGTTTGTCGCTTCTGAGCTTGAGCGTCCGGAGCAGCGTGTCCGTGGTCGTGTGGTCACGGAGGAGAACTGGATGCAGTTCGCTCAGTGTCGAGGCATCGACCCCGACTTCTTCTTCCCGGAGCGGGGCGTCTCCACGAAGGCCGCCAAGGCTGTCTGCGCCGATTGCCCCGTGAAGGAGCACTGCCTGGAGTACGCCATCGCCGGTCGGGAACGCTTCGGGATCTGGGGTGGCCTGTCCGAGCGTGAGCGGCGCCGTATTCGGAAGCAGCGGCAGATGGTTCGCCGTGTGGCTTCTGAGGGCCGGTGGCACGAGTCGGCTTCGTCGGAAGATGATGACGAAAGCTGACGAGCTGTTCGAGCTGCTGGAGGGGTACCCCGGTGAGGGGTGCCTCCTCTGGCCGCACGGTCTGTTCCGCAACGGCTACGGCCAGGTGCAGATCGACGGGAAGAAGCAGCTAGTCCACCGTCTAGCGTGCGAGTGGGCGCATGGACCAGCGCCCGAGGGGAAGCCGCTCGCTCTGCACGCCGCCCACGAGATCTGTGGGAACCGGCACTGCTTCGCTCCTGCGCACGTGCGGTGGGGTAGCCCCGCAGAGAACAGTGCGGACATGGTCGCCGAGGGCAGCTCTAGCAAGGGCGAGAGTCACGGTCTGGCGAAGGTCACCGAGGCGCAGGTCGTGGAGATCCGGGAGCGCTA